ATATACATGGCTCGGAGACCTTTGCCTCGCCATCTATTGTTGAGTTGGACTAGGCGTTGCTTGAGTTCGGGGAAGTCGTACTTGCCACGCATTATGTCTATAAGGTAGATGTCGCCGTTTCTATCCATGCCTGCTGTGACAGCTACGGAGTAGTCGGCGGTTTCTGTTTTCTTGAAGGCTGTGTCAACTGCGATGATGAGGGACTGGAATGTGTCAGGTCTGAGGTCGGACGGATACTTTAGCCACCATTCTGTTTTGATTATGTTACCGCCTTCGATGTATGGTTGCTGTTGGTATAGAGATGCAAACTCGCGTGGGTTGAGGCGTTGACGGCGTTTTAGATCGTCAAGTGGAAAGCGTTCAGGCCATAAGGGGGCTTCCTCTGTTTCGTCGACCAGACGTTTTGGTGGTGAAATTTTATTGAGTTCGGCTGCGGGGAGGTAGCGTGGATCGTCTTCGGGGAGGTGGTTGCGTCTGAGTTTGCCTGACTTTACTTGTTTTATTGCAGAAAAGTTGATGTGCTTCCAGCGTCCTTCCTTCCAGTCTTCTGTGTCTTGAAGACGTCCTGCTAGGTCGTCTGGATGCCAGCGAGTGAGGATTATTATTTGCTTTGGCTTTGTTCCGTCGACTTCGGGTTGGAGACGAGTGGCTAGGGCAGAGGTGTAATAGTTCCATGTCTTGTTGCGTTGGGTCATGCTTTCGGCGTCTTCTCTGGCTTTGATAGGGTCGTCTACTATGAGAAGGTTGGCTGGTCTACCTGATGTTGTTCCGCCTATGCCGACTGCGAAATATGCACCGCCTTCTTCTGTGCGCCAGACATCGGCGGCTCGACTGTCCGTAGAGAGGTGAAAGTCGGGGAAGGCTTGGGGTATGACGGGGTCTTCTACTACTGATCTTATCTGGCGACCAAAGTCTGTAGCGAGTTGAGAGTTGTATGAGCATGACATTACATAGCGTTGAGGGCTTTTAGCCATGAAGTAGGAGGGGAACAGGACTGTGCCAAAGGTGGATTTGGCATGACGAGGGGGCATAGTGATGAGGAGATTGTTGCAGTTGAGTGTGCCGCTTTCAAGTTTGTCGAGAGCGTCAATGAGTTCGAGTTGGAAGTCTGCGAGTTCCCAGTCAGGGTATATAAGTCTGACAAAGCCTTTAAAATTCTCAGAGCCATCACGTAACTTGAGAAGATATTTGGCAACTTCTTGCGTTGATGGCTTAGACATTCTTACGTCGTAGTCTCTGGCTCATAAGGATTTCGAATTTGGTTTCAGGATCGCGTATGCTTCTTGCCATGACGGACATGAAGTGGTCGAATACTGCTTTCTTTTTGTTTTCGGGGGAGACTGTGCTGAGATCCATCTGCTTCATGGCTTGGGCAAAGTCGTTGAGGTTTAGCTCTGAGGGTATGGCGTCTTTCTGTCTGTTCTTAATTAACATCTTCTACTATCTCCGCTTCTATTGTCTTTGCACCAGAGGCTATTGCCTCCAGTTCTTGGCGTGTCATCTCTGTTATGTTCTTTATATCGTGTTCGTGCTGGTGGAATGAGGCGTTGAGGTCGGGTACTACTTTGTTTAGGAGCATACCAAAGACACGGGCTTGGGTTGGTGTCCAGTCTTTGCCATTCATTACTACATCATTGGCTACAACTATCTGGTTGTTGACGAAGTTTGCTATTTGTCCCCGTATTTGTGCAGACAGTGCAGGAGTTAGTTGGACTTTATCTATGTTTTTGATTGCTGTTTTCATGTTTCTCACTTCTTTGTCGTTTTTTCTGCAAGTTAATGAGCAAAACTGCGCTCGATCTACGTGACTTGGCTTTACATAGAACTCTTTATCGCACGTTATACACCTCTTTGTAGTCCCTTTCAGTTCAGTCCCAGACGTTTTCATTTTTTGCCCCACGTAGTCCTGGGGTAGGGGAGGTGACTTGACACGCGCGCGAAAGCCGACGGGGGGTCTCCCCCCCCTACACGTATATATAGGTACGTCTGTGACACAATCGGGCAAGCAAAAGGCTGAAGTCGTTGAAAATAAGGGGTTTCAGCACCCTCGATAAGGGAGTTTTTGCCTCGTGTGTGTGTAATGTTACCACGCATGTGTTCGTTCGCTCGCAAACAATGGGTCTTTCAGACCCAAATTCAATCTTTTCAGTAGGTTAGCAGACGATCAGAAAATCCGTCGTCCCGCGCACACATACACATACACATTCCGAAGGAACTCCTAAAGGGTGAGAATTTCGATTTCCGATTTTCTCCCCTCGGTGCGTCAGACATGAGCGCATCAAGGGTGAAACCCTCATGCACAAGGAGATGCCACATGGCAAACGTAACAACCATCAAAGAATGCGCAAGCGCATATGCGAACCCGAAGACACGAGCCGAAGCGATTGAGAGAGCGAAGGCTCGTGCGCCTCACAAGAAGGCGTGGGCGAACTTGCTTTCAGCAATGGAAGACGGCGACAACGCTCGTGTGAAAGCGTACACGCTGGACTTCTCGAAGAGGATCTCAACCCTCGTGTCCATGCAGGAGCCTGCAAAGCCGAAGGCTACGGCGAAAGCCAAGGCTACGCCAAAGGCGAAAGTCGTGGCGAAGGCAGTCGCACCTGTGGTTGCTGAAGGCAACGGCATGGTCGAGGCACTCGCTGGCTTGGTCGGACAGATGGACGGGGATGCGCAGATGGCGTTCCTCAACCTCGTAGCGAAAGGCATCACGAAGAAGTAGGCGAACGTATGTGGCTCACGCACCTGATGGTGCGTGGGCTTTTTTTTTAACCCTTTTTTTTGGAGGCGCATATGCGTACTAGACAACAACAACAACGCGACAACGCGATTGACGAACTTATTCAACGATCAATCTACGCACCGAAGGTCGAGACGAAAACACCACGGCACATTGAGATCCTAGCAGGCATGGTTGTAGCCATGTTCATGTCTATGCTCGTGACATGGGTCGTCATCAACTGGCTCATAGGTTGTGGCGAGATCATACGCACAGTAGACGGACTTGTCCTATACGGCGAGTGCGTACTCATGCCTTGGAGGAACTAGGCATGTGGGACAACTACGAAATCCGATCACACAAGCGAGGGTGGGCGATAGTCCACACTCGTTCGGGGCAGACTGTCGAGGTCTGTACAACACGACGACAAGCACAACTCATGCTTGCTCGTTTCAACTCAACTGCATCATAGGAGGACGCATGATAGCACACATTCGAACACATTGGCTACGTTACGCCAACGAATACCGAAACACTCGGAGTTTCTACAAAGCCAACAACAAAAGCAATTCCTCGTGGGTAAAAACGCAAGCCAGACGACAAGCACGTCGAAACAACAACATAATCGTACAAGACGAGTACGTAACCTATTGCCAAGAAAGGAGGGCATACGCATGAACAACAAATGCAACTGCGAACGAATATCTACGCACATGGTAGACGTCTATCTCAAGGACGAGGGCAAGACAGAGCAAGTGAAAGTTGCCGTCGTGCATGACGACTACGACTGCGAGATCGACGACGACGTGTTCTACACGTTCACTAAAGATGAGGTCATCTACGGAGATCATGGTGAGTTCATCATCACTCAAATGAAGGAGGACGCATGACATACGTTTTAGCAACAATCGCTTTCGTGAAGTACGAGGACGACAAAGCCGTCACAGACAAGGACGGGAAACCAACTCTGTTCAAGCCAAAGGGGCGATGGAAAGAACTCGAATACCTTTGCGAGGACAGAGACGACGACGATTTTGAACCAGTATATGCAGAAAAGGAGAACGCATGAAAACTGTAACAGTTATACACAAGTATTTCGAGGAACTGAGTGGACTTGACCCCATCACAGTTGCCTCGGTGAAAGTGCCAGACAACATCTTGAACGTCGACGACGTGCTTGAATACGCATGGAGATGGACGAACAACGTGTCAGGCTCGTGGTCACGTAAGGAAAATCCCAAAGACAACGACGACTTCAATCCGAACGTGATCGTACTCAAGCCACTAGACGAGGACGGCAGAGGTCATAGGTCGACGTCTGTTGGCGACCACATGGTCTACGACGGCAAGACATACGAGGTCGCTATGGCTGGGTTTAAAGAACTAACCATAACAAAGGAGGAGTGATATGCCAAACTGGTGCGAAAATTGGGTATGCCTTACCCACGACGACGAGTCAAAAGTCAAGGCACTCAGAGAAGACATGAGAGAGGGTAAATTCCTCGCACATTTCCTACCCGAACCCGAATACGAAGGCGAAGAAGACTGGTATCATTGGCGTTGGGATAACTGGGG